GTATAATTTTCGGCCTGCGAAATTGCAGCAAGTATGTACCCTGCAATTAAATCATCTTCTTCAATAAAAGAAAGCTCAATTTTACATTGCTTTTTTGCTTCAGTTAATGTGATTAATTCAGGTGCTGGATGTGTTACCGGAAATATATAAGTTGCCATATCTATTTAATTTACAGATTGCTTCACTGCATTTGCAATGACGTTATTTTACCTTTTTGGCGTACTTTGCTTCGATTAACTCAATGGCTTGTTTTTCGTCCATTTCAGCGGTTTCACCCACGTTATACCCTAAATTAAAGCGGCCTGTTGGCGACAATAAAAATTTAATTTTTATTTTTTTGCTCGGTTTTTCTGTTTTTTCTGTTTCTGTTTTCATTTTCTTAAGTGTTTTTTTAATGGTTAAAGAAAGGGCTGCCAACGCTAATAAAACAGCCCATTCTCACTAACCAAACTATGAACTAATTAACTCAAATAACTATGAAATATCCCAGTCTTTAATTATGCTGAAAGCTTTTGGCTGACGTACCAAAACATCTAAAAATGTATTGATAACGATTTCAACATAACCTTCTTTTTTACGAGAAACATTGTCTACAGACAAGTCTAAAAACGCCCATTGACCGATTAACAACTGTTTGAAGTCGCCAAAAATAGCGGCGTTTGCAGCACCCACTAAAGTTCCTTTTGTAAGGTTGTTAGGCACTAAATTTGATACGCCTGTTTTGTATCCATTAATTTCGTTGGCACCGCTCATTAAATAATTTAAATCACCGGCAGCGTGTTTTGTAGTTTTTAGAAAACCTTTTGTGCCAGGATTGATTAAATAAGCCATATTTTGCGCTTCAGCATTTGAAGTGTAAATACCTGTTTCCATTGAAACGATGTGCGCCCAACTAGGAGCCGCGCCATCTACGCCACCAACTACAGCATTTGTGCCTGTTGCGTTTAAGATACCTTCAGGAATATTGTTTGCCCCTGATCCGTTAATACCGGCAGCATCAATTGCATTGGCAATTACCGCACGAATATCATTTACCGTAAACATTTGCAAATCAACAGATGATTGCATTAAATTTTGCAAGGACAATAAAGCCGCAACCGCATAACGGTTTGGTTTCATTTCTTTGCTGCCATAGGCGTTTTTAGAGTTGCCCGCCATATCAACTTCACCTTCCCAGGCACCAACAATACCGCCATCATTTGTAGGAAATTTTAAATTACCCACAAGGCCAGTCATAAAACGTGCGCCTAAAGATTCTAAAATTGGTTTAGGTCGTAAAAATTCAATTGGTGACTGCATTTCGGTACCCACCAAATTACCTCCATAAGCACCTGCATCAGCAGTTACGGTTGCGCCATCGGCACGCTTTTCTTTAAAATCAGTAGGAACTGCCAAACCAGAAATTGCAATACCGGCTTCTTTTGCGCGTTTTACAGTTTCTTCGTGAATTTCTTTTTCAACACCATCTAAAACACCGTTAGGCATTTGTGAGCGAATTGCTTTGTGCAAATCGTAACGTTCTTTTAATTTGTTGTGTTCTCTTGTTTCTGAACTACCAACAGGCATTACCTGCAAAAGATGCAGCACGCGCTTCAGCGGCTTCATCACTTTCTGTCATTTCTTATTGTAAACATCTAATGCTTCAATATCAGTATTCAGCGCATTGAAACTTGTGCGTTCTTCGGCTTGAAAATTCTTTTTTGTCGGTGGCATTTCGTGCTTCCAACATTACTCTTTGAGCATCAACTTTTAATTTACGCTTCATTTTTTAATTCATCTGATTTTTTCATCGTACTAATTGTTTTTGTTTATTAAATATTGAGCTTCGTAAACATCGAGTGTTTCTGCCCGGTTTTCTTTTTGTTCTATTTTTTTGGGTTCGATTACTTCGGTATTTTCAGCTACATAAGCATCGTGGCTTCTTTTGGCTACGGTTGCATCTTCATAAGCAGGGAATGTTACCGGGGCAACATCATACAGTTTTTCAAATTTTACAATTTGGCGCAAATCAACATCGCCTTCGCGGGAAGTCCATTTTTGTTCTTTAATTTTGAAACTGAAAGAAGATCCTGATACATCGCCTGAATTAATGGCATCTTCTAAATCGATTGCATAAGTACGTTTTGGCGTATTGTATCGATAACCCAATCCTGTTGCAGTTACAAATAATTCCAAAGTTCCTTTGCCGTTTACGGACCTTGCCAAAACAAAATTTGGATTGTGGTTAAATAAGCAACGGACATCATCATTTAAAACTTCATCAAATGCACCCGGCAATATTTCTTCTTCGAACCAATCGCCAATTTTAGTGCGGCTATTAAAAAGTGCCGCCATACCTTCAATTAAAGCCGGTTTATTTTCTTCACCATCGGCACGTTTTTCGATAGTTACCGGAGCAACAAAAAACCTCCTTTCGGCGCTTTCTATATTTTGGATGTAATCGTCTTTTTTACTCATTTTATTTAAGGTTTACTTTCCAGTTCTTTTAATTTAGCTTCAATTTGATCTAAAGCTTGTAGATTTACAGGTCTTAAGGGTGCATCCAATCCTTCCAAACTATTTAATTCCAAAAGATGGCGCACTTCATTTGGTGTGTAAACACCTGAAAATATTAGTTTGCTAAAAAATTCGGCTTGTGTTTTTTTATCGGAACGCAACAATGCACCTTCATTTGATTTTATGTAAAATCCTGCTCGTTGTTCAACGCCTGAAAATAATTTTATGGAATCTTCTTGTTCAAACTTAATGGCCCACGGTAAAATACTGTCGGAAATATGCTGTAATTCCTGATTTTCAGTGATTGAATTGTTTACATTATCGAGCGATTTTAACTTATGGGGCGGAATATTTAGCCAACGGGCAACTTCCTCAATACCGTATTTATTGGTGGCTAAAAATTGGGCTTCCTGCGGACTGATGCTTATGTGTTGAAAGCCATTCATTTCATCGGCAACAGCCACTTTAAAATCGGAAGAATTGCCGGAAAACACTTCAGACATTGCTTTACCATATCGTATTTTAGCATCAGAATCCATTTCTGTAGCGGATGTAACGACACCATAGCCAATGCCTTTTTTATTGTAATAGTCTTCAGCAAATTCTTGTGAAGAAAGCGAAACGCCTAAACTTTTGGCGGCATAACTTACAATGCCTATTCCGGTAATTCCGTTAAAAGAAAAACCAGGCACGTGTAACATATCGTCAGCAGGTATTATTCTTCCACCAAATTTGTAGAATAATTTAGAATTGTGTTTTAAGACTGTAACAGGTGTTTTTTCCTGGTCAATTAATTGCAAAGCAATAGGTGTTGAAGTATTTGGATTGCGCTCGATAACAGCGTAGCTATTTCCTTTTAAAATAGCTTGTTGTAACCTCATTTTATTAAACATAAAAGGGGTCATATATTGATTTGGACGCGTGGAAATAAGATAGTTTACCGGATGGTCGCCTATTTTATTACGGTCACCTTCAATTTTTTGAAATACTGCTTTTGGAAGTTTTGCAAAATCGTTTGTGATAATATCGATTGCATTGTAAAAGGCTGAAAGGGTAAGTGCGCTGTTAGCATTTACGGCCACACCATTTTTTGTGGCAGAACCAAAAACGCCCGATAACCAGCTATTGCCAATCTCGGTGCCTTGTGATGATCTTGTAAATGCGGGTTTAAAATGTAGCTGCTAAATTCACACTGTGTTGTTTTACAGTGTAAATTTGAAGCTATAAAAAGTTTTAATTATACAACATTGTTGTATTTGATTGTTTTAATTTTTAATGGTTATATGATAGAAACTAATATTCTTCTATTATCATTTTAAAAGCTTTTATAATTTCACTTCTATTTTCAAATTCAATTTCTGCTTCCAGCATATCATTAAGTTGGATTTTGATTGTTTCTCTAAAATTAAAGTTTGACATATTACTTAAAATATGCTGAATAAGTTTTTGATTTTCTTTAGTGCTTTTAAAATCAGTAATTTCTTCAATATTTAATTTAACTGTATAATTCATATTTTAATTTTTAATGGTTTGTTTTAATAGAAATGCAAGTATTACAATTTCTAAAATTAACAGTAAATACACAATAATTGTTCGTGCAATATTTTGTTTTACAAATTGCAGGTCGAGCAAAAAAGTAGTTACAAACGGTAACGCAAAAAGCAAAATAAACAATATTATGATGCTTGTATTTTTTCTAAGGGTTGGTGATATTTGCATTCTTTTCGGTTTGGATTTTCAATTATTAATTTATAATTACTTTTACTTAAATACAATTTACAATTATATCTTAAACTGCAGGTAAATTTTTCGCATCTCATAGCTTTTTTCTATTACGGTTTACGTTTAAAAAAGCGTTGTAACTAGCGTATTTATACTCGCCTACTAAATTATAGTAGGATTCGTTTAATGCGTGGAAAGCTTCTTCACGGCCATCATAATTTGGTAAACTTTGGAACCAGGTTTCGTAAAATCCTTTTGGTGTTATTATTTTACGAAGTAATTCGTATTTGTTTTTTAATTGTTTTAATTCGTGCTCATTTGCTATTTGTAATTGTGATTTTTCCAATGCATTTAATTTTAATATTTGCTTAATTGGTTCGCCTGGGGTTTTGCTTTTTTAATGTTTAACTTGCTAATGCCTGCAATAATTTATCAACTTCAATAATTTTTGAATATTTACTATTTACACTAAATTTACCTATTAATGAAATCATATTTTCTTCTTTCATTCTTTTGATTGTATAAAAATTACCGTCCAAATTAAAACCAATAGAATAATTACGCACTACTTTTTTACTGAAACGATTTGTTTTATAATTAAAAAGTCGTTTATCCGCTAAAATACCATAGTGAGGGAAATCCTTAATTTTCCACTTTGCAATATAGATTAAACTACGATCTTCCATTTTTAGATTATAACGTTTATTATTTGATTTTTAGATAGTTATGTTTATATTATACAATGTTATACGTAGTTACTGTTTATGTGGGCTGATTTTACTGCCATAAGAACAATTTTAACTCCATCCATCCCAAAACAAACAGTAACTCCGCATATAGCTTATTGCTAAGTTTTAGTTTCAAAGAATGTTAGTTGGGTATCAATCTTTTCTTTTATTTTTTCCCCATCTACACGTGTTATTGTTCCGCATATTCTTTGATTTGCTATATCAAAATAATTGTCATTCATTTCAATACCTATAAAATTTCTGTTTGTGTTCTTACACGCAACGCCTGTACTTCCACTTCCCATTGTTAAGTCAACTACTAAATCATTTTCATTACTGTAAGTCTTAATTAAATCTTCAAGCAATAAAATAGGTTTTTGAGTTGGGTGGTAGCCGTTATAATCCTTTTTATATTTCAGAATATTACTTTTGTATTTGTTGCCTTCCCATAAGTTAAAAGTGCTTTGGTATTTTTCA